AGAGACTCGTAGTAATCAAGCGCATCTTGACGTGCTATTTCTAAGGCAGTTCGAAACTCCTCGTGTACAGCTTCCCAGTTCTTCAAGTTAGATGGCGCAATACCCAGACGCGAGCCAATTTGCCAACGTGAAAGGCCCAGCTTGCCCATCTCTGCAATCTGAGCGCAAAGCGTTGGGTCATACGTTGTGGGTCGACCAGTCTTAGCTTTTGTGAGTGCAGTCATAGTCATCATTATACACACCTAGTGGAGCCAGAGTACACTCTTTTATGCAGTTCTGGCAGATTACAAAAAAGATTACAAACATCGCGAAAACTATATAGGATAGCGTTTATATATATATAAATAGATTAGATTTTCTATATAGTAATAAATGTAATATTGTAATTAGAGAATCGAATCAACAACTTAGAGCATTTTTTCATGTAATTTTTGAGTAATAAGTTTTGTAATTTAGAACGAGTCAGTGCTACTTTGTACTTCTCTTGCGATCGCATCAGCTGTCTTTTTGGCGATTTGTCTTTTATTACAACTCTCCCAGTCCCGAGTATTACCAATGAACCAGCCCCTCACTGTGACGTTTTTCCCAGCGTCCTGGTCATCTTTTTTCATGAACACGATTGCCTCGTCCCCCGGTGTAATGCTCGACAGCGCCGCCTTTACATACTTAGTGTGTGGCATCTTTTCCTCACCTTGCCAAGTTCTGTAGAGTATTTGCAGCTGCTGATTGGTAAAGAATGACACATCACCAATGTGGATCTTTACCCAGTCAAGAAGCTCATTTGCAAATTGCTGCGTAGGCGATTGGCTCATCTTTACCACCTGCGCCTTGCGCTTGGTCTCCGGCGCTGCTTGGAACGGGTCGAAGTGTGAAATGTCCCTAAGGTAGTACCAATTGAGCACCTGGCCAAACCCGCCAGCCCTTGCCCACTTCATGAGTGCCGTCACCATGGGCCGAGTCTCCAAGTTGGTCAGCGTCTCCGGCTTGTAGATTGCTTCACGTCGTGCGTTGTTGCCCATCGTGGTGACGTAGGGCCTGTTGGTTGTGAAGACGAAGTTCATATAGTTCTCTATGGAATATTGCTGGCCATACTTATTATTTATGGTTATTTCCTTGGACGTGATGAAGTTCTTCAGCTTGGCTGAGTGGTCGTCCCTGTCAGATGAGGGCTCATTCACCACCACAAAGATCTTGTTCTTCAGTATGCCGTTAAAAGAGCCAAAGAGCTCATCAGGCCCCACAATGATTGCAGGTGACCCCTCACCAATTCCCAGCATCTCGGCTATGAACTCAGCCACGGCCGATTTGCCAATGCCTTCAGTGCTGGATACAAACTGCGGTGTGGTATTGTTTCGCCTGTATGGGTATTGGACAATGTTGGCGACCCAGTCATGCCAATAATCCGCAAACTCAGGCTCATCTCTGAAGAAGTAATTGCAAAAGTCAAGGTAAATCTGCACATCGCCTTCAGCCGGCTCATAAGCCCATGAATTGAGGTAGTTGTAGCAACCATCCGGAGTGACACGGATTCCCTGATAGTGTGGATACACCCCTACCTTGCGGATGTCGCACCTCTTGTGCCACTTCTTGTATTCCTCAAGCATTGGGATTTCCTTGCTGACCACCTTAGGCGGGCTGCCATTGCGGCCAGGGGACATGCTGGTTTGCACAAAGATATGCTGTGCCGAGTCTATCTTAGCTTTTTGAAAGCCCATAATGTGGCCATCACTAAGCCTGATCACGTCGCCATTCAGCATGGCGTATCTCGTTGAGAACTCATGCAGCTTAACGTCCAGTGTGTCCAGGCCGTTCATCACAATGCTGGTCGTGGTCAGGACCTCGGCCAAAGTCTTGCCTGCCATAAGGTGGTCGTCGATGGCGTACTTCTTGCCCTCGCCATACCCGAACTTACCCACACGGCAAAGGTGGACCTCGGCGCCAAGACCCCGCAGCGTGATAGCTAGCTTTGTCTCAGCAAGAGCCACCTGCTCATTGGGCTCACCATCCGGCTTGGCGCCGTCATAGTCGAAGATGATGAAGACCTGCCTGCTCTTGGACTCGAAGCTGGTCTTTTTCCTCCACATGATTTGCAGCAGGTCCTTGTGCAAGTGCAGTCCTTGCTTGTCAGTCCAGCTTGTAACCCCTGCTAGCCCAAGGCAGGCGTAAAGCAGACTGTCTTTGAGTATTGTTTTGTTGATGGCCCAGGCCTTGAATTCTCCTTCTGTGATGATGATGGGAATGTCAACGTCTGTGGCAACGCGGCGCCAGTTTGTCTGCGGCGTAAAGTAGATATGGCTGCCACTGGCTCGAGCCTGTGAGTACTTCATTTTGCCTCGAGGCACTAAGAGCCTGACGCGATTGAAGTCGGTGGGCTTGCCATCGATGTCCCAGTATGGGATGCGGATGCTCAGCTCACTGGTGTGGCCGATCAGTTTCCGTGTGGCGTCTCGGTCGAGAAATTCGAGTCCCAGAGCTGCTATGTCTGTGTCATCGAATTGTCTTTCTTCAAGGTAGCCGGTGTATAATTGCTGTGGTGTTAGTACACTTGCGCCAAAACCACTTGGCGCAGTCTGTTGTTGCATAGTCGTCCTTCGTAATGACAAAGGCCCCTAGATTGTCTAGATCTAGGGGCCTCATTTTTTATAATCGGTTCAAAAAGTCTTCGGTCAGTTCCTCTGCTGTTGGCAGCGGCGTGTAAGGTGCAATCTTGCTGAGCAGTTTGAGGAAGTCATTGGCCGTTTCGATGATGGCGTCTGTATGTAAGTCGTCGCTGATGCCTGATGGCGCAAAGCCGAAGAACAGATCAGAAAGAGCCGGGAAAATCATGGTAGATACCTTTCAATAGTCAAAGAGTTGATGGAAGTGGGCCCCAACAGGCTCCACCGAGCAACTATACATCACTTTTGTGCCTTGATGGGGCAGATGCTGGCGTTAGAGCACCATTATACCACCTAAGTTGTTGATTCTAAACGCTTTCTGCATATTACAAAAATTTTTGCAAAAAAAGTTGCAAAGACTGCTTAAGCAGATGTACAATCCACTTACAGCAACGTTGCTGTGATGTTAGATTGACCATTGAAAGGTATTTATCATGCAAGTTTCTCAAACCGAAATTTCCGCAGTCGTCGCATCCCTGACCAACGACATTGACGCACTGTATGTGCTCGACCAACAGGCCAAGGCGTTGGCCTTGCAAGTTAAAGCTTTGAAAGACGCCATCGCCAACAAGTACGGCGAGTCCGCCAAAGACGCCAAAGGCGTTGCAATCCCCTTCCAAGGCGAAATGCACAGCGTCACCGTTCAATTGATTCCCGTGGCTGGCACCGTTGATTACGCCAAGCTGTGCGCAGCGTATGGCATCACCGAAGAAATTCTCAACGCATACCGCAAAGCTGGTCGCGCAGACATTCGTGTCACTCCCAACAAATAATCAACCAACGGGGCTTCGGCCCCAGAAAGGAAACATCATGCTCTACTACCAATACACTGATGCACATCTGGCTGATGCAGCCAAACTGTTGAGCAGCATCAATCATGAACAGCTTGAAACCCTGTTGGCCAGGATGGACGATCATCCACGTTGCATGTTGGCGCATGCAGTTAAGAAAGTGCAGTCCGAGCTCGGCCCCATCAATGGCAGCTGGGCCAACCCCAATGGTATCACCTGCTCCAAGTGCGGCTTCGACGATTGCAACATCACCGTTGCTGAAGACGGCGGACCCGATCGCATCACATGTTTATATTGTGATCACGTCGAGCATCTGGACTGATGTACAATTTACTCGTGGCCATCCACACTAACTGACTATTGAAAGGTATTTATCATGAACGATATCGAAACAACTATTTACACGGCGGATAACGTCCGCATCAGCGTTGACGAATGGGATGACGGCGGCGTATGGCTGGGCTTGCAAGGCTACGGCGCAACCATGCATGCGGTGCTGACTCGCGCTGAGGCCGAGGCAATGCTCAAGGGCCTGCAGGCGATTCTGGCAAAAGAGGTGACAGCATGACCGCATATACAGTTTACCTGCTCAGCGAAAAGCGCTTTCAGCACACCATCACAGTCATGGCCAATGACCCCGACCACGCCATCGGCATCGCGCTTGAAGAGTGCGACTTCGAGGTGCGTGAAGCCTACTGCGAAGACGAGGCGTTCTACCAATGAAACAGCAAATCCTTGACGCAATACTCGCCGGTGCTATTCTTGGCGCCCTCGTGTTTGTCCTTGAAAAGTGGTGGTTTGCATGAAGGTGCTAGAATTCATCAGAAATGCACTGGCCCTGCTGGGCCTAGTGTCCACCATCATCGTTGTTGGCGTGTATCTCGGCTACACCTCGTATCAACCAGCCTGCGATATGTGGGTGGCCGCTTTCACTAAGGAGTGCAAATGAACAACGTGACGCTACTAGACATTCCATCTGCAAACCAAAAAGTTGTAGGTAAAGACTTGATGGATGAAATCAGGGAAGTTATCAACGCGCCTAAGTATGACCACATGACGGTGGCAACGGTGATGGGCGTGCTTGAGATGGTGAAGCTGCATTACTGGGCACAAATAGTGGAGGAGGACAAGGTATGAACATCAAAGAACTATGGAACAGCCAAGCAGACCATCAAAACCAATGGGACAGTTTGGGCGAGGATGAGAAGCTGGAGTTTGCAATGGCACATGAGCGCGAAGAGTGCGCCAAGCTATGTCATAGGTTTTCTAATCGAGTGATGAGCGCAGGAGAATGTGCAGATGCAATCAGAGCAAGGAGCAAAGCATGAATGACGACAATGACACTGATTCGGGAGGTGACTTCTTCTTTGACCTACTCAAGACGCTGATTGCCCTGTTCTTTTTCATTGTGTTTTTACTTGTAATGGGCGGGCTTGTTATTGCTTTAGCCGATGTTGTAGGAGTAGTACGCGCATGGTTTCAGTAATCTATATCCCCGTGCTGTTTGCATGCGTCAACAACACCTGCAACTTCATGCAATCTAATAGCTACTACACCCGCGAGGCCGAGTGCCGCGCAGCGGTGGAGGTACAGAAGAAAAAACTGCAAGAGATGTCCCTCAAAGCTGGGCAGATGGTTGCCTTGGTTGAGGGCACTTGCGTAACTGCGAAGGATGGAATGTTATGACCGGATTTGATTCAAAGCGTGCAGCGGCTGCGGACAAAGTGCAAGAGAATGCGCCGCTTTATGCGTCGGACTACGAGCGCGGGTTTATTGACGGGATGCAAAAACAAGCCCAGTCTAGTGTGGACAAGGCGGTCAATCGAATGGCACAGCCAGCGCAGAACTGGAAGACGCTGCCAAAAAAGGATGCTTCCCTTGTCGAGTGGGCAAATGAGCAGACCCCACCAAAGCGCCCGTGGGTAGGGCTAACGGATGAGGAAATTGATGCCATTTATTGGCAACACGAAAATCACTGCGGCGAATATAAAGTATCTATTTGGCCTTATGAACGCGCCATTGAATCCAAGCTCAAGGAGAAGAACGCATGAAAAAACCGCTTAAACACCTGGCCATCAGAGAGCTATTACGTAAGCACCCTGATGGTCTATCGGTAAAGCAGATCTGCAAGCTATCAGGCATTGAGCCTCGTGTTACGCGACCCGCATTGCGTAAAATGGCTGATACCTATGTTGATCGTTGGATTGTAGGGGAGTTTCAAAAGCCGCCAGAGGCTATCTGGTGCGTGGTTGAGGTGCCGGAAGATTGCCCACCACCTTACGTGAAAGTGAAAGCATGAATCCATTAGACCAATGGGAAACGGCATTTATCGATTGGGTCGTGCTACTTGAGCGCGCCAATGCTATGGAGTTGTTGAAAGACCCTAAAGCAATTTGGGACGAGGCATGGCGTCAAGCCATCATGGTGGCGCAGGAGGCACAGAATGTCAAGCACTAAAAGAACCACCAAGGCGCCTGAGCAAATGGCGCCTGAGCCACAAGAGCCCGTGGCCCTCTCACTGGCAGATTTGAAGGCTAACAAGTTGCTTGAAGGTGAAGATGCGCCTTTAACCGCCCAGATCTATGGCACTGCGCCGCCGCCTGTAGCTTCAGCGGACCCGCTGCCTTTGGCCAATAGGGACTTCCAAGGCCTTGATGACCCGCTTCAGCGATTTATTAGCCAATACGAGCCTGGCGAGCTGATCTTGAGGCAAAACTTTAGGCGGGACCTCCTTAGGATCCTTGAGGACTGGAGGCTAAAAACGTAAAAAAGTAAAAAATTTGCAACTTTTTTGCAAAGACGTGAAAAAGTTGCAAAAGCAGCTGTATAATTCAACTGTAGGCAACTACAAACTGGTTCTCTAACTTACTTGTTTACTGTTTATTGAAAGGCATTTATCATGGCACACATGCTCGCAACCACCCTCACCGGCAAAGCTGCAATGGCTTACGTGGGTGACACCCCTTTGCACGGTCTGGGTCAAAAGCTGACCGACAACGCCCCCATCGAAACCTGGGCCGAAGAATCTGGCCTTGACTTCCAATTGGCTACCGCCGACGTGCAGTTCACTCCGCCCGCTTCTGTGTGGAATGGCTTCAAGCCTGTGACCACGGCATACGATGGCAAAAAAGTCATGTATCGCATCGACAGCAATACGCCTTTGGGCCTTGTATCTAGCCAGTACAAAATTGTGCAGCCTATTGAGGTGCTGGAATTCTTTCGCGACATGATTGGCAACATCGCTGATCTGGAAACAGCCGGCGTTTTGCGCAATGGCGCTCACTACTGGGCCTTGGCTCGTATGGATGGTGAGTTTGCACTGGCAGGTGACAAGGTCAATCAGTACTTGCTGCTGGCTTCTTCGGCTGATGGCTCATTGGCAACTCAGGCTCGCCTCACCTCTGTCCGCGTTGTGTGCAACAACACATTGCAACTGGCATCGGCACGTGGCAAGGCAGAAGTTAGCGTTCGCCACAACTCGGTGTTTAACGCATCTGCTGTAAGGTCAGAGCTTGGCAACATCAACGACGCATTCAAGGCCTTTGAGCATACAGCCAAGTTCTTGGCCGGTGTCAAAGTGTCCAGCATGCAAGCCCAGGCTGTATTCATTAAGCTCCTTGGCGGTGATGACAAGAAACCTAGCCGCGCAGCACAACGTGCATTGGCCTTGTTTGATGGCGCAGGCATCGGTGCAGATCTTGAGTCTTCCAAAGGCACCGCATGGGGTGCCCTCAATGCCGTGACTCAGCTGATGGATTGGGAAACGGCCCGCACAGGCGATGCTCGGCTGGCCAATGCATGGTTCGGCGGTGGCGTTAACATCAAGAATCAAGCTGTCGACGCACTGTTGGCTTTGGCATAAGTTTTTGGGGCGCTGGCGTGGCCAGCGGCGGTTGTCATAAACCGCGTCGCAGTAACAGTGCCCCACCCTTCTTGTTGTATAATTGCAGTACTGATTGTTGAAAGGTATTTATGAATGTGTTCTATCTCCACCATCTGCCTACTATTGCCGGCAGCATGCATTGCGACAAGCATGTCGGCAAAATGCTCATCGAATCCTGCCAGCTTCTGGCCACGGCGCACCACCACTTTGACAACGGTGATGCCGTAACCTATAGGCCTACCCACAAAAACCATCCGAGTGCAATCTGGGTGCGTCAAAGCAGGCTCCATTATGACTGGGTTGTCGAGCTCGGCCTAACTCTTGGCCGCCAGTTCAAACTACGCTACCTCAAGCTGCACAAGTCACACCAGGTGCTGGTTGACCAGCTTATGCAAGCACCCCCTGCCATGTATGACCTTCCATTGCTATGGCAACCCCCACCCTTAGCAATGCCTGACGAATACAAGTCAGCCGACCACGTCGAATCCTACCGCAAGTACTACGCCAGCAAGCTGCAAACCATGCCCATGGTGTACTTCAAAGGCAACAAACCCCCACCTATGTGGCTGTCCGATCTCTGGGCCAACCGCACTTTCCAAGAGGCCGCGTAATGCGACACAACACTATGTACGACAAAGTCAAAGAATTCCGCACCAAGATGGGCCTGCCCGTTGGTGACCATCCTCACATTCTGCCTGCTGAGCAAACCAGCTACTTTGCTAGGTTCATCATGGAAGAGCTTTCAGAGCATCTTAAAGCTTGTGAGGAAGGCTCATTGGTTGACGCAGCTGACGCACTTGCTGACCTCATCTATGTCACCATGGGGATGGCCCATGCAATGGGGCTGCCGCTTGATGAGATCTTCAATGTGGTGCATGATTGCAACATGTCCAAAGTGCCTGCCAATGACTACCAACGTTCCATTCGCGGCAACCAATACGATGTGGTTAAGCCTGCAGGCTGGTACCCACCTGAGCCCGGCATCATCAACATTCTCAACGCGCACAAGAAAGCAACATCATGAAAATTAGTGAACTCATCGACCGCTTTGTAGAAGTCAAGGCAGTCAAGGAAGATCTGGCAGAGCAGGTCAAGCAATGCAACGAAAAGCTGGCAGCTATTGAGGCTGACATCATGGAGCAAATGTCTAACGCAGGCATCTCACAGGCAGCCTCTGACAAAGCTTCATGCAACATGAAAAAGGTTACGCACCCTGCCATCACTGATTGGGACGCTTTCTACAAACACGTGGCGCAAACAGGCGAGTTTGAGTTGCTCCACAAACGATTGTCTTCGGCAGCTATCCGCGAACG